CGACGTGCCGTTGGCAGCGACGGCGGCTTCGCCGGTGAAGATGAAATCGGGGAGGGCCATTTAGGTCAGTCCGGAATGATGGGTTCGGCAAAACATCGGCAATTCCAGATACAGCCAGGGTGCGCGCGCTCGCCGGAACGTTCATCGGCGACAGGCGGGTTATTCCACTGGAATATCTTGCCGTTGAGCTTTTTGTGGTCGGATCGGACGGTTGAATCACCGCTCGTGCGCCAGATGTAGGAATCCGCGCCGATGTGTTCGGCTCTAGACTGAGTGAGCGTGGCGGCTGTTCTTGCGGTTTCGGTCCGCGCAATGAGGACGGCTCGAGAGGTCGTGACTTCCTCAGTGCGCTGGATTTCCTTCGCGATCTCGGTGAACCGCGTCGAATCTTCAAGCCCAGCCAAGGTCAGCCGATGCACCCGCTGCGCCGCCTCAAGCGGAATGCTCTGTATCAGCGTGACCTGTTCGGCCAGCAACTGCTGCATCACGCGGCCGGTCGGCGCCTTGCGGATTTCTTCTCGCAGGCCTCGCGATAGCTCCTTGGCCATCGTCTGCCATGCCTGCTCATCACGCAGCGCGACGTCCATCAGCATGTTGCTGGCGGTCTGCGTCGCCCATCCCTTGAGCATGTCCGAGTAGGCCTTGAGCAGTTGCTCAATGGTCGGCACTTGCGACATGTCGCCGGGCGTGAAGGGCGCTACTATCGATCCGACCTGCTGCGCTACCTTGCGGAGTTGCAGGGCATACCGCTGCTCGATGCGCTGCGTCTTGACCGGGTTGCGGTTGCGCTTGCGGTCAAGGGTGAGCATAGAATTGAAACGTAGTGGTTATTCGCAGATCAGCGCCTTGAGTTCGTCGACCCATTCGGCAGGAACCGGCTTCCCGGCAGCCATGTAGCGGTCGATTGCCTCAAGCACCTCGCGCGCACGACATGCATCGGCGATGTGCTTAGGGCGCAGGCCGAGCGGCGGTCTATCCGTTATGCGCTGATGTCGACTCATATCCAGAGGATCACCCCTGCCGATGACACAGGTCATTTCTTCCTCCATCGCTTCAGCCAAGCCAGTGCCGATCCAGAATCGCCCGTTAGCGAAGAGACATCGGGCAAGCCCATCTCGCCAGGTGGTTGGGCGTTCTTGGCAGCCTCTTCCGCTTCCGTGATAGCGGCGTCGGGGATTGACCCGAACAGACCCGTCACCGGTGCGGAGTTTTTCAACTCCTTCATGGCGGTAGGAATGTCGATTGCCTGAGAATCTAGCGCCTGCGCAATAGCCTGAACTGTCTTGACTCCGATATCAGCCTTCTCTGCCTCACTCGACTCCTGCAAGCTGCGGAATTCGAAGCCAAAATCATCTGGCAACGGCTTGCCAAGCGATGACATGGACATGACTGCAAACAGTCGGTGTAGGGGGTTGCGAAGGCGTCGCTCTTGCTGCTGCTTCACCTTCTCATGCCACTGTTTCATTTCGCCTTCGCCCGTCGCATTTAAGCCAGTGGGCGACTGGCCGAATAGCCTGGTAAAGGGCATTCCGAGCGATCCGCACAATTGCTGCGCGAACTGCGTGAGCATGTCAGACAGGCCCGAGAAGGTGTAGCTGTGCGCCTCAAATTCATCCTCGGCGTCCATCACCGTCAAGCCTTCGTTAGTTTGGGCAAGGCGCGTGAATTTCATCTGCGCCTCAAGACCCGCAAGAGCAGGGCCGCCGGCCGCGATAATCGATCGCAAATCCTTAACCTTGTATGTCCGAAGGTGAGCTTTATAGATCAACTGTCCAGCGCCGACAGATGCACTATCGAACGCGATCAGGCGGTCCCACATCGGCTCAAGCACCGACAATCCCCAGCCGTTCTCACTAACTCGCTGATAGAACGGCAAGTCCATGCCGTCGAGGCGAATCACACGCGAGTAGTGGATCTTCGCTTTCGGAATTGCCGCATAGTCCGCGATGACGTTGTAGTAGACCGGCCTGCCCATATCGGGGCCGAAATCGGTAACTACGTCACCAACGGGCGGGCTGACCATCCATCGATCGAGCACGAGCAGACCCTTGAACTGCTCTTTCGCGATCGCCTCAGGGCGCAACGGCGTTGCGAAATCCTGCCCTTCGATGAGCATGACGGCGAGGCATCCGCCATACAAATTCGCCCACTTTCCGTTATCGCACAGCGCATCCCAGATGGCCAGGCGCATCATGTCCTGCTCTAGTGTCGTGATGTCTTCGGGCTCAAGCCCAGAAAACTCTACGCCGGCGCGGGTCATGTCTTCTGGGAGAGCATCAACAGCAGCACGAACTACCCAGCTACCACGATATGCCGCCTCCAGATTGATCCGGTTGCGACTCTGATACGAAAGCGTATAGGTCGATGCGGACGACTGGTTATTCGTGCCCCAACCGACGTTCGCCTGAAAGTTGGCAAAACTATCCGTAGTGCGGACCTGTTGCGTCACGCCTGCCTTCTGGTTTCGACGTGACTTAGACATGCGAGAAGAATTTCCTTGCTTATGGCTCGGTGGCCATTGGTGTTTTTAACCTGCTAGCGCGGCCCATTGAGCTAAACCGCCACCAATCAGATGCGAGAACGCTCGAGACAGCGAGTCGATCTGATCGTCGAAGCTGCCGTTTGGGAACATACGCATCTCATAGATCAGCGCTGCATTCCAGCTACCGCGGAGCATGACCACGTTGCCGACGTTCACTTGTGCCGCGAATGGCTCGGCACGCGTGACCTTGTCGCCCGATTCTGGGGACGTCGTGACTGGATAGCCGACGAGCTCGCGTGTGAGGTACAGGACCTGTGTCTTGCCGGCCTGCCCAGGGTCTTGCGGGATGCTGATCTTGGTGGACACGCCGTCCAGCGATGCCGTATTGACCATTGCCGCGTCGCGCTCGTCTGGACCGACACGAAGGCGAACCATGTCGCCGATGACGAATCGTCCATCCGGTAGACGGCCAATCTTGCCGCCCGCGGTGAAGTCGCCATCCGTTGTGCTCGCCAAGTCCCATCCGCGCACCCATTGGATGTGCCCATATGGCAGTGCGTCGATGATCTGGATCTGATCGGGCTTGAAGATGCCGCCTTCTGCAGGCGCCGGCCGTTGCTGATACTGTCCAGCGAACGTGTAGGGCGATGCCGCTTCCATGCGGCGCAATTCTTCGACCGAATGCTTTTCAGGCCATAGAGCCGTGCCATCATCCTGCAATGCAGGCAGACAGACATGCTCCCATTTCTCGCCATTGCCGCCAGCTAGCAGCCAGCCCGCCAGATCGCTCTCATGCAAGCGCTGCATGATGAGGATGATCGGCGTGTCAGGTGAGTTCTTACGGGACTCGAACGTGTTCTGGAACCAGTCAATCACGTTCTGGCGCATCACGTCCGACCGGGCTTCGTCAGCCTTGTGCGGATCGTCGATCAGTAGTGCGCCGCCAAAGCCTGGCCGATGCTTGCCTGCGCCATAGCCGGTGATTGTGCCGCCCGCGCCGACCGCATACATGATGCCGCCGGCCGTCGTGCGCCACTCGTCCTTGGCCTGGCTGTCTTCGCGCAGGCCAACTGACGGGAAAATGGCCTTGTACTCTGCTTCTTGCACCAGACCGCGGACATCCCACGAGGACGCCGCGGCGAGGCGCGAGGAGTACGACGTATAGATGAACTCGCTATCCGGCGCGTGCCCGAGCGACCATCCGACGAAGTTCTTGACGATCTCCGTCTTCGAGTAACGCGGCGGTATGTTGATGATGAGGCGTTTGCACTCACCACGGAACACCCGCATCAGCGCTTCACAGACCGTCGCGTGGTGCTGCGCCTGCTGCCACGTGTAGCCGCGGCGGTTGACGAACATCCAGCGCGTGAACCAGAAGAGGTCGGCCATCGACAGCGAACGGTAAGCGCGCCGCTCTGCGTCGGTGAATTCCATAGCCTCATACCTTCAGATTCGCGGCGTTCTCCGTCAAAACCTGCTTGATCTCTGCCAGTGTGGCCGGCGGTGCGTTGTTGACCACGACCGATGGCGCTACAGGCGCCGGAGTTTCATCGGCCAGCCCGTAGGCTTCCCGCTCAAGTCCGATCAGCGTCTTGAGGGTATCGGATAGTTTCTTCATGCCGTCGATACGGCCCGCGCTCGAAATTACCTTGTTGTACAGATCGTTGCGCCGGTCCTGGCCCTTGTCGTCGTCCGAGCGGAGGATTTCACCGAGCTCGCGGAATAGATCAAGGTTGGATGTCTCGATTTCCAACTCTTCGAGTAACGCCATGGCGAGAGTTCTGGCGCGACCAATATCCTTGCGCTGGGTGATCTGTACGCCGGCCACGACTTCGCTACTGGCTGCGACGATCTCTTTCTCGGAGTACGCGCTTTCGGTGCGTACTGAACTGCGTACCAAGTCCTTGC